GGTAAAAAAGTAAGATTTGCTATTAGAAACAACTGCGTAGGTTGCTTTCATAGAAGTCCTTTATTACTAAAAAAAATGTGGGATGATTTTCCAGACAAAATGCAATGGTTTGCAGATAAAGAAATTGAAAAATCAACTTGGAGAAGCGATGTAAGTTATAGTAAAATTAAAACCGCATTTAGTCAAGTAGAATTGTTTGATGATGATTTTAGTGATTGCGATTCTGGGTATTGCGGTTTATGATGAATAATTTAAAAAAAACCGACACAACTTAATTTATATGATAAGTATTTCAAGAAATCTTTACAAATGAACACAATAGAATTGATAGGGTATTACGGCTCAGACATAACTCACGCACAATCAGCATGGACAAGCACAAGTAGAAAATTGAGTAAAGATAAGTTGGTAAGGATTCCTAACCTACTAAAAATGTTGGCAGAAAATAAACACCACACTCCATTTGAGAAGTCATCATTACATTTTCTTGTAACTTGCGACCAAGCCTCACATATTCACTTATTAAAGCACAGAATTGGAGTTAGTGTTAATGGGGAGTCAGCCAGATACAAGGAGTTAAAAGAAAACAAAGTATATTATCCAGATGATTGGACAGTTAAGTGGACTCAGAAATTAGTTGAGCATACCGAAAAGGGTAATAAGTTATATCATGAAGCCTTGCAAGAATTAACAGACATTCTGGGCAGGAAAAGGGCAAAAGAGTCAGCCAGATATTTCAAAACTATGAACAGTCAAATAACAATGGATGTGATGTTTAATTGGCGGTCGTTTTACCATTTTCTCAACCTGCGTAATAAACCGGATGCACAATTAGAGATTAGAAATATTGCACAACAGATGTTAGATTTAGTTACGGATATAGATGGCAACCCATTTAAGTACACTATTAAAGCGTTTAATTTATGAGAATAACATTTTACACCAACAGTAATAAGATATATTTGCTTCCAACTATCTATTGTCTGGGAGAGGAATATTACGCAGAGTTTGGCATAACGTTTTTAATGTGGGGTGTAGCCATAGTTATAGATGCAGTATGAAAGTATTTACAAGTCACTATTACAAAGATGGCATCAAGTATGATGGTATAAGGGTTTATGCCTTAACATGGGAACAGGCAGAAAAAAAACTTAACCTTATTGACAAAAAGTTTATCTTGGATGGAATCCTAATAGCAGAGTTTGGGGTTAATAATATACCGCATAAAATTTACAAAATTGAAAACCAAAACTAATGCCATTTAAAAGCGAAGCCCAGAGAAAGTTTATGTACGCCTTTTACCCTAAAATTGCAAAGAAATGGGAGAAGAAAACCAAAGGCAAATTGCCTAAGAAAAAACGATAAAACTATATGAATATGCAAAATGTACACACACCACAACTAAGCGTTGTAGGAACGCTATTAGCCAACCCATTAAAGTATAATGAGATTGCTGAGATAGTTCAGCCTATAATGTTCTCAGAGGAAATGGGCATCAGAAAAGCCATGACCATTATCCAACAATATGAAAGGGATAGCAAGGCTTGGAACAAGTCAATTATTCAGCAGAAAGTCGGATGGAAGCCGAAAAACCTATTAGAATTTGTCAAGTTTTCCGCACCAAAAACTATTATTGAGAATGCTCAGTTAGTCAGAGAGCAATACATCAGCGACAAAGGTACAGAGTTATGCTTTAATTACATCAATCAAGTTAAGGAGATAGGCTACCAAGATGCCTACCATACTTTAGTTAAGTCAATGGAAGATTTAGCCAATATTACACCTCAAACAAAAGATGACAGACCAGAAGTGTTTTTACAGGCAATTAACTCAATAATCAATCCAAGTAATGAAAAAGGAATACAGGGCATTACAACAGGATGGAATGACCTTGACCAAGCAATAGGTGGTTGGGTAGATGGCAACTTAATAATCATTGGAGCAAGACCATCGATGGGTAAGACTACAATTATGCTACATCATGCCTATCATGTTGCCCTACAAGATATGCCTGTTGGTGTTATCTCCTTAGAGATGACCAATAAAGAATTGGTTGCTAAATTAATAGGGCAGATAGCCAAGTTGCCTATAAGCCTAATAAGGTCTGGAAGATTAAATGATGATGATAAAAAACAAGTAACTGAGATAGGTAATCAATTATATGACCTGCCAATCCATTTTCAAGATTTTGCAGATAGAAGCAAGGTAACTATTGACACCATCATAGATGAGGTCAAGGGCATGGTTAGGCGGTTAGGGGTTAAGTTGGTCATTATAGATTACCTGCAACTAATAGATTACACAGGAAACCAGACTGCTAATTATGAGGTGCAGAACATATCAAGAAATTTAAAACGTCTTGCAAAAGCCTGTAACGTGCCAATTATAGCCCTTGCACAGTTAAGTAGGGGTATAGAGCAAAGAGGCAATAAAAGACCAATGATGAGCGATTTAAGGGACTCTGGGTCTATTGAGCAAGATGCTGATATAGTTATAGGATTATATAGAGATGAATACTACGACCCTCAGACATTAGATAAGGGAATATTGGAGTATATTGTAATGAAAGATAGGCAAGGTGGCATACCATTCACTTTAGAAAGATATTGGAATCATGGCAATTACGAGGAAAGCGCAACCCCATTCTGAACATCAGATACAGAAATCATTTGTTAGGTGGTTTAGATTGCAATATTCGAGACTATCTATGTTGTTGTATGCCGTACCTAATGGGGCTTTTTTAAATGGCACTGCAAAGCAAAGGGCAATCCAATGGAAGAAACTAAAAAGTGAGGGAGCAGTAAGCGGAGTTGCTGACCTATTTTTAAGCATACCTAATAGCCAATATCATGGATTATACATTGAAAGCAAGACACCTAAGGGCAGACAATCTAAGGAGCAAAAGATGTTCCAGAAGCAAGTAGAAGCACATGGCTACAAATACTATATATGCAGGGAATTAACCGATTTTATTAAACTAATAAATGATTACCTAAATGACAATGGAATTAATCCTATTAAGCAATAACCTACAATACTTAGAGGTTTTAGATGACCAAGTAATTGGATTTAAGGCAGGTGGCAAGTATTACGATATTGAGGGAGAATATTATGTAGGCAAAGGAGAAAAAATACGGAGGCTCAAAAGTTTTGACATAGACAAAGAAATGGGTTGCGTGTGTGTTGAAAAAAAACATATATCTTTGCAAAATAAAGTTTATCAAAGAAATGGAAAGTATAAAAATTAGTGGCGAAATAGTAGGTTTAACGCAAGTGGAAACACCGAGTCAAAACTTAACTAAGCAGACAGTAGCCATCAAGACAGATGACAAGTACCCACAAGTTATTGGCGTAGATGCTATCAATGACAAAGTAGATTTGCTCAAAGGGTTATCATCTGGACAACAAGTAACTGCTCATTGCAACTTAAGAGGCAGGGAATATAAGGGTAAATATTACATTAGTCTAAGCCTTTGGAAGATAGAGGCTGAGCAATCAAGTAACGTGCCGTTCTAATGTATTATTTATTCTATACATACGATGAGGAAATACGGCAGGAGGCAGGTAAGATAATGGACAGAGCTATCGAAACAGGAGAAAGGGTGTCTGACATAATTGTTACTTTAGAATCAGGAAAGGCATTTAGATTAGTTAGAAAAGGCAAAGAAGATGTTGCCTACCATGTTTATAGGATTATTAATAGTAAGATATTGTTTTTCTTCAATATAACCATTCCATATAAAAAGACTAAGGAGTGGAAATATTTGTTAAAAATGAATTACAATATAGCCTAACTTTGAAGAAAAAAAACATGAAAGAGACAAAAGAATTGGCAGTAGTTGTTGCCAAGTTAATCAGACAGAGTTTAGAGTCTTTCCAAGATGGATTTGATGTAACTGATATTGCTTCATTTTTAGACGAGGCAATGGATGTTCCTGTGGCTCTAACAGGCTTAAAAGCCATACAGGGAGAGTTTGCCAATGCAACCCCTAATGATATTGATGATATTGCAATAGAGATTGCAGACATTCTATCCTCAGAGGTTAAGAATGAAATGTTATTAGAGACAATCGCAAGTGCAATCAAAACAGTTTTATTGGCTTATGCTCTCAGCACTAAATAGAATGGTTCTCATTTTGCATATAGTTTTAGTTAGTTGCCTCCAGATGACTCTGGGGGCATATTTTTTAGTATGAGGCAAGTAGAAATCAGAGTACTAAAAAACATGGTAAATGCCATGTTGGTAGGTTGGATTGATGCAATAAAAATGCACAACAAGGATATTACTATAATTAAAGCAATAGATGACTTCATGGAGCGATATAACTTAGATGAAGAAATGTTCACACAAGAGAATCTTTGCAGAATGTATTACAAATGGAAGAACGACACACTGAAAAAATAGAGCATTACAGGATTATGCTACGAGCAACAATAAAAAGTATAAGGCGATACATAGCCAACAAGAAGATAACCCAAGCGGAAAAGTCTAAGGCACAGTTTAGAAAACTCTGGGAAGAATACAAGCAACTATGAGAAAATACACCAAACTATATTATAAGGCTTTTGGCTTTGGCTTAATGGACTTTGTTGCCTGTGAAATATGTGGAGCAAAGGCAGTCGACATACACCACATAGAAGCCAGAGGAATGGGGGGTACTGATAAAGATGATATAAAAAACCTAATGGCACTATGTAGAGGGTGTCATATCGAATACGGAGATAAAAAGCACTATAAAGAGTTTCTAAAAGATAGGCACTTAGAATACATGGATATAAACGGCTTATGAAATTATCACAACTAAAGAGCAACCCTAATAACCCCAGAACAATATCTGACCACAAGTTAGATAAGTTGATAGCATCAATTAAAGATTTTGATGCCATGTTAGAAGCCAGACCCATTATAGTAAACAAAGACTATGTGGTCTTAGGAGGCAATATGAGGCTATTAGCCCTACAAAAATTAGGGTATGATGAAATACCAGATACATGGGTTAAGGTCGTAGAATTTGACTCTGAGCAGGAATTAGAGTTCATCATTAAAGACAATGTAGGCTTCGGTGAATGGGATTGGGATATCTTGGCTAATGAGTGGGATAACACCCAGCTTGGGGAATGGGGCTTGGATGTTTGGCAGCCTGAGGAGGATGTTGACTATTCAATACTCGATGAGGAGGATGTTGATGACCAGCTTAAAGATATGGCAGATGGCGTCATGAAAGCTATTCAAATAGAGTTTGAGCCTGACCACTATGACGAGGCTTATGAGTTGGTGAAGTTTTGGCGAAACCAAGAAGCATACGTTGGGAAGATGATTCTTGACTTCTTGAAATCAGAAAAGGAAAAGCTATGAAATGCCTTGTCTGCATACCAAGTAAGGGCAGACCAAACAACATAAAGAAGTATGTTGAGCCGTTTATGCAAAGGCTTGGTCTTGATTACCGAATATTTGTTGAACCACAAGATGCTGGTCAATACAAATTTGAAAATGTAGTTGTTATTGATGCAAATAACAAAGGATTGGGTTATGCAACAAGTTTTGCCAAGAAATACGCAGAAGCGAATAATTATGATTTGTATTTCAGAATTGATGATGACGTTAAAGGAATAGGTCAGATAGAGAATGACATTCAAAGAGTTTTGAAAGCATTTGAAATACCGAATGTTGGTGCCGTTGTTTTCCCTTATTCATTTGAGTGGTATGCAAAGACTGAAAAACTATTCTCCAGAAAGAATAAGCGCACGCAAACCTGCTACATCATAAGAACAAAACTATTCAGGCCAGATACAAGAGTAAGTACTTTTGATGACTTCTACCAATACCTACTACTAAGACAAGACAATTATGATACTTTGTATTGTTCAAAGCACTTAATAGATTGCGCAGTAGTTGGTGGAGGGGAGGGAGGTTTGCAGGCTTTTAATCGTTCAGAAATGGCTTTGAATGAGATTAACATATTCAAAAGCATAGACCCTACAATCAAGGTAATAAGCAAACCTGACAAGCCGTGGAAGTTTGAGCCCAAATTTAATCACAAAAAATACAGAAGTAAAAAAATATGAAACGAATTGATTTAATACAAGTCGAACACAATACTAAAATAGGGGAAACTTGCGAATATATAGAGCCAAATGTAACGGAGGACTGCATATTCTACGCAGAAGGTGAGCCGATTGGTTTCTTTATGCGACAAATGCCTGAGAAATCTTGTAAACTTGCTGACCTTGCAGATAAAGAACTGAGGTCTAAAGGCGTTCCGAAAAGCACAATGAACAGGGGCGTAAAAGAATTAGTTGAAGCCAAAGGTATGGAATGGGTAAGCCAATATAGTGTTATCATCGGGAGCGTACCTCCAAAACCACATATGCGCAGACCATACCCGACAATCAGCAGCGTTCATCAAGTCAAGTCAGCGCAAACATTCATAAAGGCTATGCTATTGTTAGCAAAGGAAAGCGAAAAGCTGATAGCTGAAATTCTACCGAAACAGTACGAACTTCAAACCAAACTGTTTGAGGATGTGCCTGACGAATGGAAGTTTGGCAGCCTGTTCACTTCATCAATCAGCAACTACAACATCAGCGCACCGTTTCACAGAGATGCTGGAAACATAGTTGGTGCAGTCAACGTCATAATCACCAAGCGAAGGAATAGCAAAGGCGGAAACCTACATATACCTGATTACAACGCGACCGTTGACCAATGCGAAAACTCCATATTGGTTTATCCAGCTTGGCGCAATATTCACGGAGTTACACCAATTATACCCACTTATGAGGATGGTTATAGGAATAGTTTAGTCTTTTATCCACTAAAAGCATTCAAGGGTCTATGAACAAAACAGAACAACATAAAAAAGCAATGGTAGAAGCCCTTGAAAAGTCTTTAGGGGTGGTTACAACCGCCTGTAAAAACGTAGGTGTTGGCAGGACTACTTTTTACCAATGGTTGCAAGATGACAAAGAGTTTGCCAGAAAGGTAAACGACATACAGAACATTGCCTTAGACTTTGCAGAAAGCCAACTACATAAGCAAATAAGCGAGGGCAGTACAGTAGCCACAATATTTTACCTAAAGACCAAAGGCAAGAACAGGGGGTATGTGGAAAGACAAGAGGTTACAGGCATAGATGGTGCGCCAACCAATGTAAAAGTGGAAATAGTCAATAATGAATGAATGTAAAAGCCACAAAGACATATTTAAGGAATTGGCAAACAACCAAAAAAATAATTGTCAATCGTGGTGGCACAAGAAGTGGCAAGACTTATTCTATATGCCAGATAATCATGATATGGCTTTTAACAGGTCAAATTAGAGAGAATCAACACATACCTAAAGGCACTTGCTCAGTAGTTCGTAAGTACGGCACAACCATTGCCAAAACAGTACAAAGGGATTTTCACGAGATATTAGGGGATTACGGAGTATTGGAGATTGTCGAATACAACAAAACAAGCCGTATATACCGATACAAAGAACGCATGGTAGAGTTCTTTGGTGCTGATGACCAACAGAAGATTAGAGGTTACAAGGCTAACATACTATTTTGTAATGAGGTCAATGAGTTAGGCTTCAAGACAGAGTTCAGTCAATTACTATTCCGAACAACTGATTTAATCTTTATGGACTTTAACCCCTCAGACCCATTTGTCTGGGTCAATGAGGAGATAGAGATTAAACGTCAAGGAGAAAAGAAAGATGTAGAAGTTATAGTAAGCACCTACAAGGATAACCCATTTATCAATGATGCCCAACGCCAAGAGATAGAGTACCTGCAAATAAGCGACCCAGAGTTATGGAGGGTATATGGCTTAGGAGAATATGGTAAGGTAGAGGGATTGGTAATACCTAACATAACCCTAATAGATGAATTACCAGACGATGTAAGGAAGATTGGGGGAGGTATGGACTTTGGATTTAGCAATGACCCAACGGCTTTTTATATCTGTGGCATCAAGCAAAATAGACAAGCCAAGATGACTGAGATATACATAGATGAGGTTATTTACGAAACAGGATTGACTGATAGTGACATTATAGCGAAATTTAATGCTAATAACATAAACAAGACTTTAAGAATATATGCTGACTCAGCACAACCAAGCACCATTGAAGAGATGAGGAGGTCTGGGTATAATGTAGCCCCTGTGAGTAAAAAGAAAGATAGTGTAAAACATGGACTCCAAATAATGAAAAGAAGCTGTATTTTTGTTACTAAGCGCAGTATAGGATTTATTAAGGAACAGAAGCAATATAAATATAAAATGTTACCTAACGGAGAATATAGCAACGACCCAATGGACTTAAATAATCATGCTATGGATGCGGTTAGGTATTATTGTCTAATGAATCTATCAGCCTCTATGACAGGCTTTGGATTCGCAAACGCAAAATAAATGCACGAGTTAATACAGGAGATAATCACTAATGGTATAATTCATAACTATTACCACAGGACTAAGGAGGTATCAAAATTAGCCTATACTATTAATACAGGTAAAGGGCAGGAGGAGATGCTGACCTCACTACGCAAGAGGGAAAGCAAGGAGCAGATGCAACAACGCATTGATATTACCAATTCAATTACTCAAGTGCCTGTGGCGATTACGACCAACTATTACAACAAGGTTAGGCGAGTATCTGGAGTCTTAAAGAGGATAGATAGTGAGGACAAGGAAAGGTTAGAGTTGTTAGAAAATCAAGTAAAAACTTTCCATGAGCATCAGAGTCTGGAGGAATATATACATGACACCCTTAGTCATTACACTTTCTATGACCCTAATGCTTATTTATTAATATTACCAGAAACCGTATATAACGAAACAGGACAAGCCGTTGATTTAGACATCAAGCATAGTATAATAAGGTCTAAGGACGTTTTATATGTTGATGAATACAAGGGTAATGCCCAATGGATTATCACTAAGAAAGAACGTTACATCAAGGATAAATACGGCAGGGATATAGAGGTATATGATTATTGCTATTATGGTATAGGGATGGTCATAGAATACATAGATGTTACAGAGGGAGGAGAAGTAGGGGATTTAGGCACAGTTACTCTGGAGAATAAAAATAAGCAGGTAAGAGAATTTGCTATGTTTGAATATCCCAATAATTCAAAGACATGCCCTGCCATCACTTTAAGGTCTTATCTTGATGCCCAGACGCACAATAA